ATTAGGATTATCATCAGATAATTTTTTAAAATCTATTGTTTCTGCCTCCAAATCAGCAATCATTTTAGTAAATGAACGTTTATATACTACTTTAGATTTTACTTTACCTGTTTCTGGGTCTGCTGGTTCATCAACTAAATAAAAATCTTTTTTATCAGTTTTACCTTTATCACCCCTGGCAGGATCTCTATCTTTTTTTAGTTCACTAAAAGTAGATTCGCTTATATTATATATATCTAATAATTTAACCATGGATTGTTTTTAACTCGTTTACTAATTCGTAATAGTTAAGCAAGTTAATAACATTATCATCATTTACAGATGATTTTTTACACAATGGTTTAATCATATTTTTAGTTTCGGTTAGCTTTACAGCTACTGCCTTGTCTTCTACTTTTTTAGAATAAGTATTAATTATTTTTTTTACTTCTTTAATTTCCTGGTTAATAAAAGATTTAAGAGCAGGACTATTAGTAACACTATTTACATATTCCTTTAAAAGTACTTTTTGATTATTCTGTAAACCACTATACTTGTCATTAAATTTTTCAAGTAAAACTTTATAAGTAATTAATCTCGTGTCCTTATCTTGTTTACTATAATTTTCTATTATAGAATTTTTTTTAGTAGTTTCAGATTTTATAGTAATATATTCTAAAAGTGTAGTTTTAGAATTAACTATAGATATAGGAGATGCTTCCTTATTTTCAAGTAAATTAAAAATAGAGGCCATTATTTTATAATTACTAATTTTAGCCTTAAAGAAATTATTTATATCATATGTTTCTTTAATTTCCTTTATTAAATTATATTTTTCTCTTCTTAACTGACTTTTATTTAATTTTCCATGTGCCTCAATTAAAGTATCAATTAGCATTGTAGCTTTATTATTTTCTTTATATTTTTGTGATATAAAAGTATGATATATTTTATATTCTTTTAATAATGTTGATTCACCACTAAAATATTTTTTAATAATGGATAAGGCCCTTGGTGTATTACCAGCAATAGTATCAGCTGTTAGTTGCCTTGTAAGGAGTTCAAATAAAATTCCAGTATTCTTGTACTTAGAATGTTTTACTTTCATTGTTTGTGTATAAATTGCAATTTATCTGTATATAAATATAGACTTTTTTCTAAGACTTAATATTTTTTTCAGATAATAAACCCTTTTCTTCTTTTTCGTTTAATATTTCTTTATTATTAAAACGTTTTTGGAGAGATTTTTTAAGATTTTGTGCTTCAAAAGTAGAAACTTTATTACCATCTGATGGTTTTTCAGGTCTAGATGTTGATAATCCTCCTTTACCTAATGGATCTCTACTAAAATTACTTTTATCAGAACCATATTTTGTAGGATCAACTACTGGTCTACCAGGTTCTTTTTCATCATATCCTGTTGGTACCTGAGCTGGTCCTACTGCTTTATCTCTTTTATTACCATATAGTGAAGCTAAATCATGGGGAGTACCATAAGACATACCTGATTCAGTAGGGTCATTTCCTTCATTTTCTATTTGAGATAATCTAAATTTATGTAAAGCATCTTCAACTTGGTTTTCTTGTTCATTTTCATATTCATCAGGAGATAAACCAAATACATTTTCCATTACCCAATCCTTAGAAAATAATCCTTTATCCATCATATCTCCAGCTACTGTAGTTTTAGCTGTAAATAATTCTACTTTTTCTTGTTCATAAATTACAGATGGTGTAGTTAATTCTAAAGAAAAATCCACTAATTGTTCATCTGTAAATCCCTGTGAATATAAATGTACTAATGCTATTTTAGTTAATTCCGATTCCACAATTCTTTGAACACGTTCTACAGTTCTAGCAAATCTAACATCCATACCTGCTAATGTTGATTTACCTTCTACTCCTTCATCATAACCTAAATAAGGTTTAGGTATTTTTAAAGCTGCCATCATTTTAGATTTTAGATATTCTATATCTTGAGTACCATCATAATCTAAACCTTTAGTAGTTTCAATTCTAGTTGCATTATCGTTACCTCTAACTGGAATATAAAAATCCTCAGTTATATTTTGCATATTATATTTTAAATTATAATCACCTGTATTTTGGTCTATGTAGGGTGTTTTTTTCATTTTATTAACAGTTTCATTCATAAACTGTTCTACTTGTTCTGGTGGTATAGCTCCTACATTTATATAAAATGTTCTTTTTTCTGGAGCTCTCATAATTCTATGAATTAACATAGCATCTTCCATTAACATTAATTGTTTAAATACTTTACGAGCTGGTTCTAAAAAAGCTCTACCATAAGGTAAATAATTAGAATCAGTAAGTAGTCTAAAATGAGCTACTTCATAATTTTCAAGTTGAAATTGATCCCTTCTAATAGTATTAGTAGCACCACTAGCTAATCCATTTGGGTCTAGTGAAAATCTAGTGTAAGAAGGATTTTCCGGATCAGTACCTTCTTCTCTTACAACTTCATAAACTGATAATGGTAATACATTATATACTCCAAATTTTTCAGATACTTCTAATTTAAGATAAAAATCACCATATTTACACATATTTCTAATCCATGTAGATAAATTAAATTCTACATTTAATACATCATAGAATAAATTATGTAATACTTTTCTAATGTTTTCATCAGA